AACCATCACTGGTAATGTCTATTGGCAGTATGTCAAAATTTAAATCAATACCGTCTGCCAAAACATTGACAGCTTGATTAGTTATTAAATTAGTATTATTGAATTGATAAATTTCAAATATGTTTGTTGTGGAATTATTTACACTACGCTTAACTGGTGTACCAAATTTGTTGTTTGGTTGAAAAGCAGCGTTGACGATTCTAATGAATCTATCGTATTCCAACTCGCTGGGATCGCTGCCCCATGATATTGTTTTATTAGACAAATTAACGCCTGTACTGTCAATAATTTGATCACTGGTTATAATACTGGTAACTCGCAAAAAACCCTGTGCTGGTCTAATGCGCTTGGGCTTATAACTAAGCATACGAGCAATTCTCAACACGCTTTCACGCTTTTCTGCGGTGTCTAAAATATTTTCTCTAGCATTTAAGTCCATGCGAAATGCTAAATTTTGACCAACATAAGCAACTAAATCTAGCAAGGCAATAAATTCACTGTTTTGTGTGTAATCGTTGAATTCTTCAGGATAATTTACCTGCATATAATCGATCATGCTATTACGCAATGTATCAAAATCATAGCTGGTGAATTCTGCATTTTTAAAACTGGAATAGACTATGGTCCAGTCTTCAGCACCATATAAATTTTCTTGTCGTATGGCTTTTGGCATTGCTTATCCTTGTAATCTGTTAGTTGCTAGATCTCTATAGAATACCGCAACCAAATCTGTCAGGGTAGCAGTGGGTACATAATTCAGTACTATGGCCACTGTTATAGATTGTTGATCATAATTTTCAGTAATATCAAGTTGACGCAACTCTAATCTAGGGTCTCTGCTTAGAATACGCAACGTGTCTGCTTTAATAGCTTCTACAATTTCTTCGGTCATTGGGTCAAATAATACATCCCAGACAATATATCCAAACTCTGGGCTCATCAATCTTTCACCCTTGCGTGAATACATTTCGTTTAGTAAATCGCGTTTGGCCAACTCCATGTCATAAATTTTAAATGGACCATATTGGCGTTCAACTGTACTATACCCTTTAAAGACTCTCATAATCATATTTATTATAAAATAATATAAGTATTTAACGGGGTACAACTATGAACAAAAATGACTGGGACGGTAAACGGCACCTTGACAAGGTCAAGATTGTATGCGAAGATAATGGGAAAATTATAGAAGCTGATGTAATCAGCTTGACAGAACGTCAGCTAGTAGCAGCCATATCTGGTGTGAGAATCACATTGGTCAGTAAAAAGAAAAATGGTATATACGAAGGCCGCATGGGCGGCCTTAGTTTGCTCTACAGCCACTAATCCTAGGTATTATTCAAGCCTAAATATTCTGCCCAAGCAGGATCTTTAAGTGTATAATTATGGTAGGGCATGTCCTTGTAAGACTTAACCATTTGCCAGTAACTGGGCTCTTTGGGACGACTGATAGGCTCCATAACTTTGGCACCTTTTAGCCAGTTGCAAGTAGCACAACAAGTGACCAAATTACTCCAACTACTAATACCGCCCATGCTGCGTGGCTTAACGTGATCCAGTGTTAGATCTTTGGCATGAAACTGCTCACCGCAGTATTGGCAAGTATAGTTGTCACGCAGATACAGCATTTTGCGATTAAACAAAACTTTTTGGCGTGGACGAACATAGCGTTTGGTCATAACGATACTAGGCACTTTCATTGTCAATTTTTGACTGTGAATTTCCCAATCATCATATTCTTTAACTATTAGAACTTTGTTCAAGTAGTAAAGTTTAACAGCATAAGTCCAATCAATTACGCTGGGAGGCAGCATACTGAGTGGAGTCCCATCTTGGTTTAACAGTAAGGTATCACTCATTACAATTACTTATTCTTGGTTATTTTATATTTGACAGCTTGAAAAAACTATTGTATACTCTTAAATATTATTTGTCAACTATGGCAACACCAGGAGGCTTAAAATGGATGTAGAATCTCTTGATCACCATATCAAAACGCTGAGTCAACAGCACACTGTACTAGAAGCCACTTTAGAAAAAATATATCGGCAAAAAAGCTGGAATGAATTTGAAGTAGAACGCCTCAAAAAAGAAAAACTTAAATTAAAAGATCAACTTAGTTTAATGCATCGTCGAAGACATGAATTAATTAATGAAATTAATTAAAATTAGTTTAAAGCCAGTTGATTTACTTGATAAAATCACTAAATTAGAATCTCTAGTAGAGAGTTGCCACAGTGACTCTTTACTAGAGTACCCTAATGCCAACTACCAAACACTAGATCAATTAGTTGTAGAATATGCCAAAGCTGTATGCACTCTTAAAAACGTTTACAACCAATGGACTATAGATTCTGACTACCTATCTGGTAAGAATAACATAGAATACTTTGATCGACGAATTAAACAATTGCAAAATTTTTATTTGCAAGCCGGTGCCCAAGATGGCAAAGACCTAATATTCACACTGTCAGTATTGCAAGAAAAAATGTTGAATCAAGTGCGTTTAGTAAATTTGTTAGAAAAACAAGAATTTCAAGTTGAATTATCTGAAGAACTAGTTCTTTTGATAAACAAAATATAGTCTATTGTTAGCGTCTTTTTTAAATTCTAATAATTTAAGACTAAAGCGTTCTTCCAACTCTTTGACTTTGGCAAAGCTCCAGGGATAAATCTCCACATAGGGTCCTGTTTTATGGCTGATGCCAGGATTGGCTCTTAGATAAAACTTACCACCTTGCATTAATAGTTCAACACATTTGGCAAAGCGTAGTTCGATATCTTGCTCGCTGCCAAAGTTAATGCTGCCCAGTGCCAGTATATGATCATGGCTGTTGGGTTTGACAGCGTATTCCAATATGTCTACTTGATAGTCAGCACAGTTATTATAGGGATCAATGCCTACAAGGTTTGGAATACGGCCTTTAAAAGGGTGATAACCACAGCCAACATCCAGGACATTTTTGGGATCGTGTTTGTTGATTTCCTCAACTAACTGCCAACCAGTGTATTGATATTCGTCAGTGCGTGGTTTCCATATTTCTCCAAAGAATCTACTTAAGTAACGTTGGTCTAAATCTTCCGCAATCTCTCCAATGGTTCCCATAAAGTCCGAATCTAACTGTAGCTCACCTTCTACTGCATCTTTGAATTTACGATATCTAGCTGGTGTCCAGGGCAGCTCCTCCACTACTGTATTTTCATTGATCTCGTTAAAAATTTTCTGATACTTAGGTAAATTAAAGGCTTGCTGTAAATTTTTTTGTATTAGGGAAAAAATTTTGCTATTCATAGGATTTTTTTTAAATTTTGCTAAATATTTGTGGTTAATACACATATATACTAATATATATCGACGGTGATCAATATTATGAAAAAATTATTAGCAATTCTAGCATTTATACCCACTGTTGCTTTTGCATGGCAACCAACGAAACCTGTAACAGTTATATTTCCCAACGGTCCTGGTGCAGGCAATGAAGTAAGTTTTAGAATGGTGGCAGCAGAAGTTACTCGTAAAACAGGTGTAGTTTTCAATGCTCAACACATGGGCGGAGCAGATGGAAATATCGCCATCAGTCATTTTGCTCAACAAGCACCAGATGGATATACTATTGCAATGCCTGCTTGCCAAAGCACTTGGGTGGCAGCAGAAATTTGGTATCCACAGGCAGCAAAATTTAATGTCATGGAATTTGTTCATGTTTTAAATATTGGCAAAGCTCCACTGGCATTTTATGCAGCAACACGAAGCAAAGTTAATACTCCACAGGATCTTATTGCTGAAGTTCGTGCAGGACAGCGTCCACTGAATTTTGCAGTAGGTGGTGCAGCACACAAACTGGCAGTTGAATATTTTGTAGACAAAGTTAAGCCCAGCAAAGACACTGTGGAAACTAGTTTATACAAAGGTCCTGCACAGGCCATGGCTGATGTATTGGGCGGACATCAAGAGTTTGGTGTATTCCCTATAGCAATTGGTGGGCCCATGGTCAAGGAAGGTAAGTTAAAACTTATTGGTCTAGCCGGAGAAGTTAACATTGCTGGATTTGAACGAGCTCCTTTAATGAAGGACTACGTTCCTGGACTAAACGTCTATGCTTGTTGGAACATGGTGTTGCCCAAGGGAACCCCGCCAGAAATAGCAAAATGGTATAGAGAACAGTTTACTGAAGCAATGAAAATGCCAGAGCTACGAGCCAAATATGAAAAGAATTTCATGTTCATGACTCCCAGTGAATGGACTGAAGAAGGACTACGGGCCAGTGTTACTGCATTGCGTAATCAATGGCAACCATATGTGCGAAAAATTAAACCAGAATGAAAATAGGTCTTAGATCAGACCTTATAGGAAATTTATGAAATATATTTTTGTTGCCGGAGTTCCAGGCAGTAAATGGAGCAGTGTTTGTAAGAACATTTATTATAGTCCCAGCATAGATCGCAGCGACTACACTGACGAAAGAACTTATTACCACGATGCTGGCGGCACCATGGACCTAATGCATCTAGGTGCTTACTATGATCCTGGCATGGAGTTTGGTAGTTTTTTTGACACTATTAATAAGGCCACTGTATCCCAGTGTGAGTATGAATTTGATCGAGCATTTTCCGAAAAATATAATGGTAAGCAAACTAGGATCGTAAAAAGTCATGTGTTTTGCGATCATATAGATTTTTTAAAAACAACGTGGCCAAGCAGTCCCGTAGTATTAGTTTATCGCGGTGATGATGCTGCACTGGGTTGGTGGGTCAAGTGCGGTCATTTTGATATAACATATCCGCTATACCACGAATACTATAAAGATCTAAAACACATGGCCAAAATTATCAAACAACAAAATCAAAACTTGCTACTAGCCTGGGCCAAGTATAAGGGCAAGGAAGTAGAAAACAATTTTGAATTGGCCAATGCACTGGGGATCAGACGACCCGGTCCCGAATACGTGCAAAATTATATTGCATCTGATGTAAGGGTAAAAGTAATATGACAACATCTAGCTGGGATTTAACTAAACCAAGAAGCAAGTATCACTTTGATAATTTTAAAATCGACCCTGAACAGGATCGAGTTATTAGGCTTGGACATATCACAGCTGATTGGTCAAGTGAATTGAAAAAAATTATTGACACAGCACAACCTGCTACTTGGAGAACTCGTGGTGCAGTGGGCAAGGCGAGACCTGAAGAAGAACTTGCTGCTGAAGAATATGATTTAGAACGTGCTGGATATGGCAAAGACTATGTTATTACACATTTGAACTGGGAAGTGCCTGAAGTATTACTAAACATCAGCAATCTGTTTGGTCTTGAAGATTGTATGAATCGCATACACGTTCAGCGTCCGGGAGAAGTTTGGAACTTACACTTAGACAAGCTAGAAAAATGGTGTCCTCATAATCCTGACAGTGTTATTAGACTACAATTACAACTAACAGACTGGGAGCAGGGACATTTTTGGAGTTACGGCAACTACTTACATCAGGGCTGGCGTGCAGGAGATTTAACTACATTTGACTGGCAAAACATACCACATAGCACTGCCAACGCAGGGTTAAATCCCAGAGTTACTTTCCAAATGACTGGGGTAATAACTGAGCAGACTCGAACATTTTTACATAGACTGTCCCAAGTAAATAGCTTTATAATTTAACGGGAACATTATGACTGAAAGAATATTAATAATGGGCTTACCTGGCTCAGGTAAGACTTATTTTGCTGAACGTTTAAAAACATATTTAGAAACATACGGGAGCCGTAGTTTATCCACCATTGACGGCGATGTACCAAATTTAAAATTAAATGCACGAGTAGATTGGTTTAATGCCGATGACATTCGTAAAAAATTCAATGACTGGGATTTTAGTCGCGAAGGTCGCATAAGACAAAGTTTAAGAATGTTTGAGTTTGCTGTTCGCTGCACGGGTGAATATGTTATCTGTGATTTTATTGCACCCCTGCCTGAAATGCGACATAACTTCAAAGCAGATTGGACTATATGGTTAGACACTATAGACAAAGGCCGCTATGAAGATACTAATCGAGCATTTATTCCGCCTGAAATTTATGACTTTAGAATCAATGAGCAAAACGCAGAACGATGGGTTCCCTATGTAGGGGAAATGATTTTAAGCAACAAGCGTCGTCCCCAATTTGATTGGCGTAGGGAAACGGTACAGATGTTGGGTCGTTGGCAACCTTGGCATCAGGGACATCGTGCGCTATTTGAAAGACTGTTAGCAAAAACAGGTCAGGTCATTATTCAAATACGTGATGTGCAGGGCTGGCAGGGCAGCAATCCATTTAACGTAGAAGAAGTTAAAAATTATATACGCCGTGACTTAGATCCCTTATATCAGGGACAATATGAAATTATGCTGGTGCCAAATATTGTGCATATTGGTTGGGGGCGTGGAGTAGGCTATACCAGTGGTGAAGAAACATTTGACGAAAGCATTACCAGTATTAGTGCTACAAATATACGAAAGGCCATGGGTCTTGAGTAATATTGTTATATTTTCTGACATAAGAACGGGCAGTAACCTGTTATGCGAAATGTTAGAATGTTATCAGGGATTAAAGGTATTATATGAATTTTTTACCAATCCCATACACTCCACAAATACTAGATATCCCAGTGGGGTTAGCCAGCAAAAAATTTTTACTGAATCTGAAAGAACATTGCTGTTTGAGGGCATGGGATTAAAACAACGTGATGTCATGAGTTTATCAGATCGGGTTAAAATGAACCCGCAGCGAGCAATCAACTTATTAAATGCTTCGTTCTCTCCATATGCTGTCAAAATTCAATCAAATAATTATTTAGAACTAGACATTAAATGGATGCTACAAGAAGACTATAAATTTATAGTTCTTGAACGTAGGTCGAAACTTCATCAAATAGCCAGCGCAAAAATTGCACATAAGATGAAACTTTTTTCCTACGCTGACACCAGTAATACTCAAATTTCCATTGATCCTGTATTTTACTTTAAGCACAAAGCAATAATCGAATCATACTACGACGAAATCGAGACAAGTCTAAAAAATAGGAACTATTTAAAATTATACTATGAAGATGACTTGGACTGCGACTTATCTGGTATAAACAAAACTTTTGAAAAGATCGATGCTTGGTTAAATCAACATGGCATTGTTTGGCCCAGAGAGTCGTTTTATTTTAATCGGTTTACCAAGCAAAACAAGTCCCCAATCGAGTACACTGTAAAAAACTTTGCTGAATTAATTGACACAAAATGAGTTCTGCGCTATACTAGCACATAGACTAACATTTTGGGCAAATTATGAACAAACCCTGGCAAATTATTCGTGATTTAGAAGTACATAATCTCCGCACTAACAAAGAGCAGATTATTGATGCTAATCGCGACAATGCAGAGTTTTTGGAGGGTTGCAGGCTAGCACTGGACCCTATGATCACGTTTGGGCTTAAACAGATTCCCGAACGTAGTGGGCCCGATGGCGTGGGGGTTGACTGGAATACATTTACTCTAGTCATAACAGGCTTCGTCACTAGGCAAGTTACTGGTAATTTGGCTCGTGACATGGTTGCAGAAATGATGTCAAATTCGACCAATCATCAGTGGAACAATTGGTATCGTCGTATTCTTATCAAAGACCTACGCTGCGGCGTCAGTGAAAAAACTGTCAACAAGGTGGTCAAAGGCACTGTGCCTGTGTTTAGTTGTCAACTTGCACACGACAGTTCAGATCATGAAGCAAAACTTTCTGGTAAAAAATTCTTAGAAGTAAAACTGGATGGAGTGCGAGTGATTACTGTGGTCTATCCTGACGGCAGAGTAGATCAATTCAGCCGCAACGGCAAAGAACTGTTAAATTTTACTCATATACGTGAGCAGTTCAGCCAAGTGGCAAGTGGTTTGACCGAACCCTGGGTTTTTGATGGCGAAGTAATGAGCAGTAGTTTTCAGGACTTGATGAAGCAGGTCCATAGGAAAGACAATGTTAATGCTAAGGACGCTGTTCTGCATCTCTTTGATAGTTTGCCTTTATCTAAATTTGAGTCTGGTCGCTGGACTAGTGATCAAGCATTTCGCTCAAATCACTTAAAAGTATGGTACGAGCACAATAAAGCCAAGTTGACCAGTGTAGAAATACTCAATCACGTTGAAGTAGATTTAGACACCGACGAAGGGCAATCTATATTTCGTCAAGTAAATAAACAAGCAGTAGAAGGTGGTTATGAAGGCATTATGATTAAGGATCCCAAGGCTCCCTACGAATGCAAACGTAGCACTAGTTGGCTTAAACTTAAACCCTTTATTGAAGTAACTTTGGAGGTCAAAGATGTTGAAGAAGGTACAGGACGGAATACAAAAAGACTTGGAGCCTTTATCTGTGAGGGACGAGACGGAGGCAAGCATATTCGTGTCAATGTTGGTAGTGGGTTTAGTGACAGCAATCGCGATGAGTATTGGCTTGGTCGCAATAGACTACTTGGTCAATTAGTAGAAGTTCGTGCAGATGCCATTACACAAAATCAAGATGGTAGTTACAGTCTACGCTTTCCACGTTTCCTTAGATTCCGTGGCTTTGAAGCAGGTGAAAAACTATGAGTTCTAATACGTTTGATTTTAATTTTGACTTTGGGAACAATCCTCCCGCCTTAAAGGCGGGTAAATCATTTACCTGTGACATTAGACCGGGACGAAGTTTTTTATATACTGACAGCCCATTGCCCAAGTTTTACTACGACTTGGAGGCACAGAAAAGATTTAACGAAAAATTAAAACAAAAGTCTTGACAATGCCATATAAATTTTGTATAATTGTCTAGCAAAGGAATAATTATGCGAAACTGGCTGAGACAAAAACTAATAAAATTTTTACGAGACGATCACCAAAAAGAACCACAAGCCGAAGGAATACAATTGGGTTATTTAAGAACTCACCATGGCTTGGATGAAGACGCCAACGATCCCATTAGATTTACCTTGTATAATGCTGTTGGTGGCAAAATTCTAGAAATGAGAACTCATGATAAAAGAACAGATCGCTGGAATACAAGCCTTTATGTTATTGAAAGTAACGAGAACTTTGGAGAAAGCATTGGCCGAATTGTATTCACGGAAATGCTTAAAAAAGGCTAATGCTAGAATGAACGAGAATGAAGTTGGAAAAGTTCTAATAGCAACACTATGCGGTCTTCTTGATGATAGAACCTACTGCCATCGCAGTATGTTAAAAGGTTATAGCCATCTTACTGAACATGGTGAGAGAGTAATGAATCAACTTATTCAAACATTGGTTCCCACGCTGATAGAAGCACAAGAGAAACAACGTGAAGACCATGCCAAAGAATACATGATGGCACAGTTGAAAAAATGAAAATTAATACTCGTCAATCTAAGATTCGAACTATTCGACAGGGCGATCCCTTGTTTACAATCAATGACGGCCTGACAATCACTAACAGAGCAGGATTTGAAATATCATGCGGCTGTCCTTACAATTATAGAGACATCATACAAGAATGCGTACAACGAGGATGGCTAAAACCTGTGGCTTATATGACCGCAGAAGAACAACTTATGGAAACACTAAAACTATGACAAACCCCTTTAAGGATCAAGCAGACTTTATGACGGCCTGCGATCAAACTACCTGTGAATATAACATACAGCAATTTTTAATGTATGCTGGTCTAATAGAAGAAGAATTCAAAGAGCTCAAAGAAGCAGTAAACCATAATGATAAAGTAGAAACGCTGGACGCAC